ATTCTAGGTGGTGCGGCAATTCTTGGTGCGAGCAGCTTGCTTGGCGGTCTTCTCGGAAAGGGAAGCAAGCCGAAGATTCCTGAGCTGAAGCCGATTGATTTTGCTGGAGAACAGCAGAAGGCGATTCAGCAAAACATCGCGTCGCTCGAACCTGCGACTGAGCTGGCCAGAAAGACGACCGCTGCTGAGCAGACTCAGCTTGAGGAACAGCTTCGCCGTGCGATTCCTGGTTACGACCAGATCGTCCAGCAGGCCAGCAAGAACATCGGTGCTGCGCTGAAAGGTGAGTTGCCGACTGATGTCGCTGCTCAGATTCAGCGTTCGACCGCTGGACGCGCTCTTGCTGGTGGATTCGGTGGCGCATCTGGATTCGGTCGAGCTTTGACTGCGCGCGATCTGGGTCTGACTTCGTTGCAGCTTCAGAATCAGGGTCTGGCTCAAGCTCAGAACTTCATCCAGCAGCAGCGAGCGTATGGCATGACTCAGCCGTTCTCGGTGAGCAGCATGTTCATCACTCCTGCTCAGCGCGTTGGTGTTTTGCAGAACCAGCAGCAGGCGATGTACAGCCGAAATCTGGCTGCCGCTCAAGCCGCTGCGATGCCAGATCCTACGCTTGCCGCGATTGGAGGAGCGTTGTCTCAGGCTGGATCGTTTGCTGGTGGCGCTTACATGCAGCGTGGGTTGATGCAGCAGATGCCTGGATCGTATGCGGCTGGCTCGTACAATCCTCAGAACGATCCTGAGATTTACGCGATTCCTGCGACTAATACCTCGGAAATAGGGCCGGGTTCTACGAGCTTATTCCCTGAGTACGGCTCTTCAATCTACGGACGCTAATCTTATGGCCGACGAAACCCTTCAAGCATTTCAGCTAGGCGCAAGCCTCTACGACCGCGCGCAGACGCAGAAGCGGATGATGGAGCAATTTCAGCAACAGACGGCTGAGTCTTTGCTTCAGCGTCAGGGAATGGAGCTTCAGAACAAGATTCGGGAAAACGACCTCGCCAGTGGAATTTCTGAACGCGCAAAGTTTTCCTCCGACCTCCCGAAGATTCAGGCTTGGCAGTCTGCATATGTTCAGTGGAACGCTAAAGGCGATCCGACATTGCCGTTTCCAGCTCCTCCGTCCGATCTTCAAAGCGCCACTGGCCTGAAAATGCTTGGCGACATGAGTGGGCCAGTTCTCCAGTCGTTGCCGATGGCTCAGAACAGGTTTCTTCTGGAAAAGGCAAATGCCTCTCAAATGGAGGCGTTGAACAATGAAATTAAGTTCCTTAATGAAAACGGAAAAAGTGAAATTCCGCTTCAGTACAACGGAGGTCTTGATCCAAAAACGCGTCAAATAAACCCCGAGTTCAGAAAGGCAATCTTTGATGCTGCCGCCCCTATCAGGCAAAGGCAGGCTAGATTAAAAGAGCTTTCAACACTTGCGCTTGCGGGGCAGAGGAACACAAAAGAGGGGCTTAAAGCTCAGCTTGATTCTGGAGCCATTACTCCTCAGGAGTACGAAGAACTTTTGCCGACAGCTAGAACTGAAGGTGGAGTCGCTGAACAGAGAACTCAAAAAAACATCAAGGATCTTGTTGACGAGGGCCTTCTCGATCCGAACAACAAGGCTGACGTTGCTACTGCCAGCAGGGCAATTCGATCAAATCTTAAGACTCCGACTAAGGTTGTCGATTCAGTCACAGCAGCAGACAGTGCAACTTATCAGTTGGACAATGCATTTCAAAAAATAAATGCATTTAACGCAAAGTACGGAGCAAACGCTTTTAATGAATACGTCGGACCTGTTGACGAGCCGATTTTTAGAGCTGAAGGAAAGTTTAAAGGACTAACTTCGGCAGAAAAACAAACGGCCAGGACAATTCAGCAGCAAATCGCACAGGTTGTTCAGGATTATCGACGCGGCGTTTTTGGCCAAACTCTTCAGCCAAACGAGCAGAAGAACATGGACGAAATTGTCGGAACTACGATGGGAAATGATTACCTTGTTTTGGTTGGAGGGTTTAACGACAACCTGAAGAGAGGTTTGAAACGAACAATTTCAAACTACAAGTTCAACGCGGATATTCCGATTGATATCAAGAGGACTCACGCTCCTGAAGTTTTTGTTTCAGGACAAGTTCAAGAGCGTCAACCTGATGCCCCTCCTGAACAACCGATATCTCCTCAAGATGTTTTCAAAAACATTCGAGGCAACGCTCCGCAGTCTTCCACGCCAGTTCAGCCGTCTTCTGGCCAAGGAAACAAAACGATGCGTTTTGATGCTCGCGGAAACCTGATTCAATAAGCACATGCCAATCCAAGCTGAAATCGAAGGAATTGGAACACTTGAGTTTCCAGATGGAACTCCAGATGACGTTGTTCAATCTGCTGTAAAACGGACAATTTCTGAGCGTTCTCAGCCGCAAGGCGCAGAGGTTGTTTCAGCGATGTCTTCCCAGTATCAGGCTCCGCAAAGGACCGGACCTGATCCTTATGCCATCATGTTTCAGGCTGGTTCTCCGCAGCAGCTTCAAACTGCCGTTGATGACGCTGGAAAGATCGGAGAACAAAAGGCTGTTCAAGGTGAGTATGGACAATATGTCACTCCGTATTTTCAGCGTCCTGGCGTGATGGCGGCTCCGCCTACAGTATCCCTTTCAGAGCAAGAGAAGCAAAGGGCCACGGAATCTCTGGCGCAGCTTCCAAGGTACACTGCCGGACCTGTTCTTCAGGCCATTGGTGTTCCACTTCCAGTCGGTCAAGCTATTGGAGAAACTGCCTATCAGTTGATGACCGGAGAAACCGAGCCTCGAAAGATTGCGGCAGCGGCTGCAAAAGAGGCTGTTACTTCATTGGGTGGCGGGGCCGCTAAAATTCTGCCAGGGCCGATTAGGAGAAACCTTTTTGAAACCGGACAGACGCTTTTAAGTGCTGCGGCTAAAGTTCCAATTCAGGGAGCGATGCGTGGCTTGGCCGGTGAGGCTACAAGAGCTTCAGTTGCTGGGGAAGAGTGGAAACTTCAACCGTTTCTTGAATCGGCTAGAGATTACGCAGTTGGGGAAACTGCTGGAAGTTTTCTTGGAAACCTTATTGGTGCTGGATATCGCAAATACAAAGGCGCTGAGGGCAGTTTTTTTGGAGAACTTAATCGACCTTTTTACGATCAGTTTCAAAAAAACATCACCGAGAAAGAAGGTGAACTAGCTGGAAAATTGGCCAGAACCTATCGCGCTGACGAGAATCAGGTGAAAGACGTTCTTGCCGAGTCTTTCAGGAGAAACTCAAGCAAGTCTGGTCAGGACTTTTCCAACGCCGTTGTTTCGGATGTGGAAAAGCTCTTTGGAAAACTCGACGACGAAACAACCACCGCGTTCAGCAAGTTGGCCAACGACTACGACAAGATGGAGTCGTTGACTCTTGGCGATGCTGTAGGTGCTGTTAAAAACGCTGCCCAAGGGGTTTACAAACGTAAAAACGAGGCGTTCGCAAAAGAGTTTGATGCATTTCGCGAAGATCCTCGTTTTCAGGCCAAGGATTACGATAAGACACCGGCAAGAGGAAAAGACCTTTACGGACCTCCAGATCCTGAAACCGGAAAAAGTTTGGCCGACTTGTGGAAGGAGCAGCAAGATGCCGCCAAGGCCATCAAGTGGGGTGAGCCTGTCAAAGGCGGAACCGGCGATCAGTGGGCTGATTACAGGAAAGCTAAGGAGAAATTCGAAACTGCACTTGCTCAATTTGAGAAAAAATTTCCAGATGATTCGTTTGTTAAAAATTTCAAGGATCTGAAAGAGCGGTATTCTGGATTCATGGAGGATTACAACACCACTTTTTCAAAGGGAATCATAAAGGATATTGGAGAACAAAGTGGATCTTGGTCGTCCATTATCAAGACTCTTGGCGGTTCCGATGGCCCTGCAAAACTTCAACAGCTAAAACGGATTCTTGACGAAGACTACGACGCCGTTAAATCGAAGATTGGAAACACGATCTACAACAACCTCAACACTGGTGGTCAGATCAAGTTTTTGGACAATCTTGAAAACGCGCTTTCAAAGGGATGGAATGGAATCCAGAAAGAGGTTCTTGATGAGTTTTTCCCCGGTGTAACCATCGACGGAATCAGGCAAGCGAAAGCTGCTTGGGAGGCTTCGTCCAAGGGATTTGCTGAAGACTTCAGAAAAGCAGCGTATGGCAAGGGCGAGTCTGTAATTGCGTCTCCAGGAGTTGTTCTTGAGTTTCTGAACAATTCCAAGGAAAACGCGGTTCGGGTCAAAAATGCGCTAAGCGCCGAAACGCTGGCCGACACCCAAAACATGCTTCTTTCACAGATTGTGAGTGAAGCTGGAAAGAAAGGGCCAATCACAGCTAAGTCGTTCATGGAGTCTGCCGGATCTTGGCAAAACGCTCTCGACGGAGTTTTTGGAACTTCGGCCAAGGTGAAAGTGGAAGAGATTGGGAAAGCTCTTGAACTTGCCGAAAAGAATAAGACTTCTCTGATTTCAAAATTGCTTCCAGGTATCGCTGGAGCAACTGCGTTTGCTAAGGGTGCGTCAGCAGCCGGACCGTTCTTTGGGGTTGCAGGTGGAGAAAGAGCCTATCGCTGGACTGAAAGGCTTCAGTCAAAACTAGCCAGCTACCTAGTGGACAACCCGAACTACCGCGCTGCGGTCGTAAAGCCGTTCGATCAGCTTACCAACGCTGAGACGAAAATGCTGAACAACGACATTCCGATGATCATCAGGAATCTGACGGTTAAAGAAGTGATGTCTGGCGAATGAAAACCTCCCTCTCCAAAAAAGGTAACACCTATCAGGGCAAGAAGGTGACGCTCAACAAGCCGTTCTACACTCCTGGCGAGCGGAAGAAGAGCGCGGTGTACGTCAAGAATCCGGCTGGCAAGGTTGTCATCGTTCGCTTCGGCGATCCGAACATGACGATTAAGAAGTCGAACCCTGAGCGTCGTAAGAACTTCCGCGCGCGGCATAACTGCGCCACGGCAACCGATAAAACGACTCCTCGGCACTGGAGTTGCAAATCCTGGTAAATTTATGGACAAGATGAAACTTGGCGGTGGCGGACGTTACGAGAAGCTCGTTGGAGAGCTTGAGAAGAAGGGCGTGAAAGATCCTGCTGCATTAAGTGCAGCCATTGGCCGCAAAAAATACGGCAAGGCGAAGTTCCAATCGCTCGCCGCGAAAGGCCGTCGCCGCGCCATGCGTGAGGAAAAGGCTAACGCTTAGGATATCGTCCTTTGGAGTACGGTTTCTTAACCGACTCCTTATCAACGACGAACTTCTCTGGTTCTGCGTAGTTCCATGAGATGTCGCCGTTCGACCCACGCTGGATCATAATCGATCCGGTGACTTTTCCGTCTTTATCCGTCATGCCGGAACGGTCAGCCCGTTTGGCCATGCCGAGCATGAAGCGACGAGGGTTATGGAATCCAACCTCCTTCATCACAATCACCTCGCGCGCCCAGTTCGTCAGGTCCGACGATCCGAATCCTGAGTAGGCCAAATCTGCCACGCTCTCAGGCTTGTCGTCCTTGCCCTTCGGCTTGGGGAAGTGATGGACAAGCACCAGGACAACGCCTGTCTCCATCATAATCGGCTGAAGCAGATGTCGCGTGAAGTTCGCGCAGACCTCGATGTCCGACGGATTGCCACCCATGTAGGAGAGCAGCGGATCGATGTAAACCAGATCGGCCTTAGTCTTCCTGACTAAGCGCCGCAGCATCACGGCGAAGTCAGCGCCTGTTCGAACGGTTTCGCGGAAGAAGAGCATGTTCGCATTCCGCAATCCTCGCTCCCAGTTCTCCTTTCCGAACGTCATCTGAGCCGCCCCCTTGAGTGCATCATGCTGATCGGCGATGTCGTTCTCCGCCTGAATGTAAACCACCTTTAGCGAACGGACGGGCCGGACGCCAAACCAGTCTGCACCCGACGCCCATTTCAGCCCTTGGTACGCCGCCATCGAGCTTTTGCCGCAACCACTCTGGCCTACAAAGAGAAGCGATGAACCGCGTCGAATCCACCTGTCACCAATCAGATTATCAGGATCGTTCTTAGGATCGTACTCGATGATGCTATCGAGCGTGAACTCCATCGGCAGATCTTGAGCGTCCAGATCGTCCTTGAACGCTTCCCAGTTCACCGCGCCGACATTGACCGCAATGAGCTTCTGCTCGACGCCATTACGCATCACGCCGGGGAGGCGACTGAAGCGACTCGCGTTCTTGTTCTTCGGATCGATTCCGATGCTCTCCAGATGCCGGTAAACGATGTCACGGCGCTCTGCCCATTCTTCCTTGTTCGCCGCATCCACACGCACCCATCCGTGCAAGCTCTTGCCGCCCGAATCGATGACGACCGAAAGCGGCAGCTTCGACTCTTTCAATGCTGTCCACTGTTCGTCCTTCGACTTCTCGTCCATCTCGATGAGAACATGGCGATAGGCGGAGACACCAGAGTCTGAGCCGCTCTCGTCGAGACAGGGGTTGATGCGGACGTATGCGCCACGGCTGTCAGGACCGTTCCACATGGAACTAATTGGCGGCGTGAAGTGATTCTGAATCCATTCCTCGCGCTTGAGGAACGTACCCTTGGAAGCTGGCCTACTCCTGCCTTCCTCGTCGCTCACGATGTCGTTGCAGATGCAGACAACTTCATCCGGTTCGAAGCAGGCTTTTAAGAAATCTATGGTTGAAAATCGGAAGTCTGATTGCGGAATTGCTTGGATCTTTCGCACCACGAACTTGCCGGTTGGAGACACCGGAGTGCCGCCCTGACCGATGCTTGAGTGTGACTCTAGAAGCCATCCACGCGGCTTGTCGTGCGAGACTATCTGCGCCTGATTCAGCTTGTGGGCCAGTTCATTGGGTTTCCAAGGAGGATTGCACTTCGTGTTGTACTCGCAGAGAAGCGTCTCAGCTTCCGTTCTGGTCAGCTCAAATCCATGAACGAGAGCGGTGGCAACAGCGAATGTCGCCCCGTGTCCGTTCTGACCTGCGATGGCTCCTGGCGTGGCTTTGACCCATGCTCTTGCACGGTCGAATTTCGATTGGTTCATACTCAGATTCCAAGGTGTTTACGCGCTATGTCGCCGCTCTTGCCGATGTCTGTTGTGGCAATCTGGCGAATGACCGACTTGTGTTCCTCTAACTTCTTGAAAAGGAGAGCCAGCTCTTTGGGTGTTATCAGGTACTTGCTCCAATGCTGGATCTTGATGGAGCGATTCTGAAACTTCCCAAAGAGCTGCTCTTGTGCGGCGATGTAATGGTCAGGGCTTATCACCGGATACGGGTGTGAACTTGGCTTTGAATTCAGCTTTCGTTCGAACGTACACCTTTGATTTGCCCTCTCGCATGTAGGCCACGCCTGCCCATTTCGTTTCTCCGATCCGTATCTCTACGTCGTCGGAGATGACCTCAACCGATACCGACGGATTTCCTGAGTTTTTGTATTTCATCGTCTGTAAGCGTCTGGACCTGACCGGAGTCGTTTGAGTGCCAGGGCGCATCGATGTCTCGATGCCTCTTTGGCCTACTCATCCAACCCCGTAGGATAGCATACTCGACGAGTCGCGGAGCTTCCTTCAAGAGCTGTTCTCTGGAGATTTCAGTCGTTGTCATGGAAAGCGGTTCGTTTGGCGACACCCCGTAGTTTGGAACGACGCATTCCAAGTTCACCGCTATCGGATTCTGCGGCGAATCCACGGCGAATGAGCCATTCCTTGTACTTACGGTCGATGTAGGCGAAGTCGATCTTGGGCGTTGATTCGTCGGCATCAGCGACTCGGACTATTTTGTTGGAGGCATTCATTTTCGTATGTCTTCAGTATGCTTTTGTATGCTTGTTGTGTTTCTTTGCAGTTGATGCACAGGTCGAGAAACTCTCCACCAACCGTGCATCCGCATCCAAGAGATTTTGCTAATTCCTTGGAAATCCATTTGTACTCGGCCAACTCCTCGCGGAGGTCGGCTTCGGTTTGCGCGTTCATTACTTTAGAACGAAGAGGATGAAGTAGGCGCTGGTAATGACGACTCCCATTGCAAACGCAGCGACACACGCTTGTTTGAATTCCTCATTAGTTGGGCGTTTGTTTTTGAAGAACTTCATGGGAGCGTTCATGCGTGAAACGGGCGAAATCCATTCCAGGGGTTAAGATCGTTGAGAAGAAACTCGGTCGTGAGAATGCGTTTGGTCAGGTCTGGATGGACACAAAGATCATCGAAATCGATCCGAGACAGAGCGAAAAGGATCGAATCGACACGGTGATTCACGAACTGCTTCATCTTGCCAAGCCGCACTGGTCTGAAAAACACGTCGTCAGAATTGCCGCGTTTCTTGCTCGGGCGTTGTGGAAGGAGGGTTATCGTCGCATTCATCA